GGTTGCTGCTGCAACTAAACTTTGTTCTGAGATTGCCCCCGGCAAGATTGTCCCATTGTCTACAAGGTTATTCAGCAAGTCTGCTGTAACTTGAGAATTTGTTCCCGGATAATTATTGAAGGCTGGAGTGCCTTTTGAAAGTTGGGATGGCATAAGTTATTCTTGGCTAATCATTGGCCTATTAGCAACTATCGCATGGACAGCTACGGACTTCAAGGATGGTCTTCCGTTCACAAAAGTTACCGTTGTGTCTATAGACACCCCCCTTGCCGCAATCCTTGGCCGAAGCGTTCCGTCTGACTGGCCGCTGAACGTGTAGTCTAGAACTGTTTCGGTAACGTCTGGATCGTGCGTGGATGTTGAGATGGAAACGGAATCGTTGCCCACATTACTGAATTGATACTCTCCTCGGCTGTACCGCTTCTCAAACATGTTAGCCATCGCATACTCGCGGGTACGAATAGAGGCATTTATGCGCTCAAATGGAACTACTCCAGAGATAATTGTGTTGGCAACCACCCCACTAGCAGGAGGAAGAAGATCAAACGGCAGGGTTGGCAAGCCGCCAGACTCAGATCGAAGCTCATCGCCTGTATCTTGGTTCTCAGACAAAAAGACACCACCGTAGTCAACTGGCACAGAGGTGCCCGTGAAGTTGGTCATTATCATCAACCTTCTTTGATTGATGTAAGCGCATTGAATCAAGTTGTCGCTATACAACCCTTCTGGGTACGAATCTACTGACTCCCATGCTTGGTTTAATGTGTTAAAAATCAGCGTCCTATTGTTTCTATCAAACACCCTAAAGATGTTTACTCCACCAACTTGCGTGTCTGGAAGAATTGATCCACCAATAGCGACAAAGTAACCAAACGAATTTAAACTAAGGCCAACAACCGTAGCTTGCCCAAAAACATTCAAGTAAGCCGCTGGAATGTAAATTCCATCACTAGAGATATTAAATGTGTATGTTTCTCCCTCTTGAAGCTGTAGGCCCGTTATTCCAACTGCAACAACTTGATAAATGTTTTGTCCACCTACCGTGGAGTCGTATGTAATCGCAAGCGTACATTTGGCTGGAATATTCCACGGAACCGCAATGTAAAACCTGTTGTCGTGGTATACCGAAGTTGACTTGCTTGCGGCAGAGTAGTTTAAGTTAAGGAAGAAATCAGAGATTGGCTCGCTAAGTGGTAGCGTGTTGCCAATTAACTTGAGGTCAAGTTGCGGGGTTATTAGCTGAACTCCATTTGCAGACAGGAAATAGACAAACTGTCCGGCTGACACTATCGACCTCCTAGACAGACATCCAATCTCAGTTGTGACTACGGTAACCTCACTCTTGTCTGGAATAGACGGATCAACCTTGGTGTCGATGAAGGCCACAAAGATGGACTTCTCCATGAACACAAGAAACTGGTTCTGCACCCAAGGAAGCACCCCTACAATTGAGTCGTTCCCACCTTGATTGACCACAAAGGTGTTTGTGACAAAGTCAAAGTTTGCGCTCAGGATGTCGCTGGCAGACACACGTTGCGGATGCACATTGCAGACAACTCTGTTCTGAAAGTACATCCCAAAGTCCGCAGGAGGCATTGAGCCAAACAGAGTAGTAAAGCCACTCTGAGTTTGCGTGTTGTTGGGAATAGACGTTTGTGGAACAATTGCTACTGTTGCCCCATCCCAGACAAATGGTGGCTTTGCCTTTACGACACAGCCGTAAATTGTGCCTGTAGCAGCAGGAATGGCAGTTCCAGTAGTGTTTTGGTAGTCGAACGTAAAGGATGTCGTGCCGTTAACTGTTTTGACTAAAAAGCTGTTTAGGAGATAGGTGCTTGGAGCGGTAAGATTGAAGATGGTAATTTCATCATCAACTGCGTATTGGGTGGAAAATGCATTTCTCCAAGTTGCTGTAACTGTGACTGTTGCCCCAGGATTTACTGCTGCGTGCGTGAAGGATAAGGCGGATGTTGTCGAGCTAGATCCCGTGCCGTACCTCGTATCCCGTTCCATGCCCCGAAAGATGTACAGCTTGTCTAGAGCTTGAACTACATCACAAATCCCGCCTTGGGCAATTATTCTTCCAACAGGAAATAGGTAAGCCGGGGAAGTGTATGAGGCTGCTCCACCTTGTTCTGGTCGATACAGGTACATCCTGTCCGAAAACACCATCACGATGTTATCGCGGCCTAGCGAGTCCACAAACAAGCCAGACCCAACCATAGACAAGTTAACCATGCCTATTGGGGTAAGCCGCTTAGTGCCCCTTCTGGGCTGTGCAATGCCCCTACCAAGCCTCATGTTGTTTGAGGCCTGAAGCATGCTTGGCTTCAAGTTTGCAGGGTCAAGCCTACTGGCAAAGCCAGTAAACATGTCATCACCTTCGGCTTGAAGTTCTTGAGGCATTAAGAAATAAGTTTGCTGAACTTGTCTACAACTCGCTGAAGGTCATCACGAAGTTCCGTTACACGCTCAGAGTCCATCCCTTCCTCTTCCTCGCCTTCTTCCTCCTCATCTTCCTCCTCCTCGCCATATCCGCACTCAGAACAGCAGCCATCTTCTTCCATTGGGGAAGTGCATTCAGGGCAATAACGCTCACGGCCATTACTTGGCCCGTTGAGGATCATCATTAGGGATTTGGTCGATTTAAGCATATGCTTGTTCAAATAGTGCGGCTTCTGCGTCTCTGCGTTTCCGTAGCCCTGCCGTGTCGGGCCACAGACGTTTCATTTTGCGGAGCAAGTCAGGTATATCAGAGTACTCCTTGTTTATCAAACATGCCTTGATGTCTGACATCTCGATCCTGCGCTCACCGTTAAGTGACCCACCTCGGTTGAAGATAAGGCTCAAAAGTGCGGAAGCAGCATCTGGATGCAAATACTCAGCTTGTGGGTAAGTGCGAAGCATCATCAGGTAGAACCGAGGAACTGTATGTTTATTGAACACCTCAACAGCAGCTTCCCAAGGGATCTCGATGTCTTTGACGGTTGGCAACAAGGCCATAGCCGCACGCCCCTTGAGTCCGCAGCACCCCTTTAGCGGTTCAATAGCTTCCTCATCAAGCAATGCACCCCAATCGCTACAGAGCTGACTAACAGTATTGTAGCCGCAGTCCCAGCCAACACCAATAGTGACCCCTGACTCAACTCCGGGCCATGTGGGATATTTGAGCATCTTTTCATAGTAGGCGCGTCCACCAGTCTCCTGATCGACGATAAACTTAAGTCCCTTCTCGGAAAGGTTCATTTCCATAGTGTCTTATACAGCTTTGCAGTTGTGTAGATGATTGCCAGTACCCCGCTAATCACGCGAACTGTCTGCTCAACTTCAGACAAAGACAACGCAATTGCGGCTACGTTTACACCTAAAACCGATGCAACCTCCTTAAGATCGTCGAACATTTCGCTTGGGCTTTCCATTGGATTTGGGAGTTAATGGTTTCTTTGGCTCAGGCTTAACTGGGTCGGAAACTGTTGAGAACCAAGATAGCCACACATAGTTGCAGGCTACTCCTATGTTAAGAACAAACTCGGTAACTGGAGGTTCTTGGTGGTTAAAAATGTTAGCGACTGATCCGCAAATTGTTACAGTTGTTGCTAACTTACAAAGGTGAGCAGCGTACTTATGCTTGTAAATAGCACTATCTTCGTGACCAAAAACTTTCAGCCACAAATGGATCGCGCTTATAGCCAGAACGCTATTTGCGAGTGCGTTTAGTAAGACTAATGGACTTAACGTCATGGCTAGCTAAAAGTTTTTCAGACAAGTTTTCTACGGCTCGCAAGCCACAAAACCCAAGAAGGAACCCGGCGGCGTACCCATACTGAGGCTCGCCATCCAAGTGTGCGATCTTCAAAATAAGTGGAGTCACATAGTTTGCACTAGCAGCCCCGCCGATCAACGATGCAATGGTACGTCCAATGTTCTGTCCAGCCTGCTTAGACGACATTAAGATCGCCCCGAAGAGGCCAGCAACAGCAAGACCAATATCAATACCAGCATCTTTTAGATTCATCTATGTTGAGCCTGCTTTGCGGTAGATACAGCATTCAATAGGTCAAGCTCAAGACGTTGGTATCGAGCATCTGAATGCCATTTCTGTGCCGTTGGCGCAGTATATGTTTGCCCTGCTTGAAGCTCAAGAATTTCCTTGCTGGGAGGATACAAGGATCTTACTGGAACGCATGAATCTTTCGCGCAACCTGTCAGCAACAGCATCGTTGCCAGCGGCCCTAGCTGCCAATATTTGATTCTCGATATCATCACAGTAGTTCGCTATGTCGCGCTCAAGTTCCCAAGATGCCCTTTTAGCCTTGATCTCCAACCACAGGCGTACTATTTGCAGCAGGCTTGGTATCATTTGATTCCTTTCGGAAGACGTTGATCATGCCGATTAGTGCCAGTCCAGTTGTTAAGATGGCTTCCTGCATCTCTGGGTGCAACTTCAGGCCAACTGCCGTAAGTACAGCAAACAAGCCGCGCCATGTGGAGGGTTCCTTGAGTCGTTCTAGTAGGTACTTCATAATTAACATTTCCAGCGTTTAAGGCTTGCCTTGGCTCGTTCTGCCGGGCCTTTGGCGTTGCGGACAACTCCAGCCATGCGGGCACAAAATGACTTCTTTCTGCCAGCGTCAGCCTTTGTCTTGGGATTGGGTGCAGGAGCCTTCAGGTTGCTGCCTGTGGCCCTGTTGTACTTGGCTCGACCTTTGGCTGTAAGTCCTGCGCCTTTAGACACAGGAAGCTTCTCGCCTCGGCCAACTGCTAGGGATACGGATTTTCTAGGCATTAGGAAAAATATGTTGTGATGATTGCTGCTCCTTGACCGCCAGTCCCGCCTGCGCCTGAGTTTCCAACATCGTCTACTGCTGCTCCGCCACCTGCTCCGCCACCTCCGGGAAATCCTCCATTGCCGCCTGCGCCTGCATTTCCAGTTATCGAAGATCCGCCGGATCCACCTCCAGACGCGCCACATGGTGTGCCAGTTGTGGGTAATGCAGTCATTGAAGTTCCATTTCCTCCGCTTACGCTAATACCTCCACCTGCGCCGCCTGTATAGTTCAACAATGAAAATCTTCCGCCTGCCGCTCCAGCACTTGCTGCGTTGGCACTAGTAATTCCAGCGCCTGCTGCGCCACCTCCACTTGCTTGTGTGCAAGTTGTTCCTGTCGTGGATGGAGTCCCGTTAACCCCATTTGACCCAGTACTGCTTGCTCCACCTCCAGTATTTCCACCAACACCGCCGCCGCCTGCATTTCCTGCTGCATTGGTTCCGCCAGATCCACCATTCCCGCCAAAAAGCGATACATGAGCGCCAAATGACGTAGTTCCACCTTGGCCTCCAGCTAGCCCATTTGTGCTGTTTGTGGCCATTGACCCGCCAGCAGTTCCGCCTGCACCAATAGTAACCGTTTCGGTTGCACCTAAAATCGATGCATCAAGAAAAGTTTCGTAGTAAGCTCCTGAACCGCCTCCGCCGCCCCCACATCTGATTGATCCAGCAGCCCCTTTTCTTCCAGATGCGCCTCCTCCGCCGCCACTCCAAAGCTGAACTCGAACTCGCTTTGCTCCCGCTGGCTTTACCCAAGCTGTAGGAGTTACTGTATTTTGAAATGTTTGAACTTCCTGAGAGCCAATAAGGTTGCTTACGGTTACAGGGTCAAGTCCAACACTCTTTGTGGTTGTGTTGATATATGCCGCAAGTAGCGCACTTCCACTAGATCCATCTGTAATCTGAACAAGAACCGTGTTTGGGGCCGTTCCAGTAAACCAACTTGGACGAGTAAGAGATACTGCCGATCCAGCCCCGCCAGTCACAACCCAAGGCCCAGATTGGGCAGGGATTGTCTGATTTAGGAAAACTACATCGTTTAAGACAAGTGTCCGTCCATCTATAATGGTTGTGCCGCTTGTGTTAAGAGTTGTGGTCGTGGTGTTGTAGGCGGTGATCGTGCCGCTACTACTCGTAGTAGCAGGTGATGTCATTGTGACCACCTTGTTTACTAAATCAACGCTGCTAACAACAGCAGCTTGAAAGCCGGGCGCACTAATAGCCATGCCGGGAACAAGAGGCAAACTTGATGTGACGTATGTAAAGTCCGCCAACCCAGCCGCAATACTGGTTCCAGTTAAGTTGCCATAAAATGCCAAGGTCAACGAAGAGTTAGACCTGACAACGGCAGATTGAACTCCGCCCATTGCAGCAATTGCTCCTTGGCTTGTAAATGCTCCAGTCCCGCCTTTGTCAATAGACAACGGAGAAGCACTTGTAAGTGCAGTTTGTGCCCCAATTGCTGAAGGAGTGATGGTTTGACTTACTACAGTAGTCAACCTGCCTTGCGCGTCTACGATAAACGAAGCTACCTGAGATGGTGAGCCATAATTTCCAGCAACTACGGTAGTATTGTTTAGCGACAACGTCCTGTTTGCCGTCAAGTCGCCCCCGCCAGTAAGCCCTGTTCCAGCAGAGATTGTTCTGGATGTTGGCACACCGCCAAGGTTGGTTAGCGAAGTCGAGGTACTTGCAACATCAGACAGGTTATTTGCCGAAAGAAGAGCGCCAGCCGTATCTGTAAGGCCGCCAACATTGATCGTCCATTGCGTGTACGGGCCGGGGCTAGTCTGGCTGTGCTGGACAATATCCACCACAAGCGTAGTTCCAGAATAACTGGTTACTCTACCGTGCATGTGGTTGTTGGCATCATAGACAATGGTAATGTCTTGAGTTGCCGTGTACGAAAGCCCAGCCGCTACGGTAAACGTCTTTGTGCCGTTGGTGATTGAGTTTGAAGTGGTGGAGGTGGTTAAGTACCTGTCACCAGAGTTTGACCGCACGAATGCCGTAGTGGCAATCTGAGTTGTATCAGTCCCAGCAGCAGCGGTAGGCGCAGTTGGCACGCCAGTAAGCGCAGGGGAAGCTAGTGGGGCAAGGCCAGCAACGATAAGCGACTTGGAAGCCGTCTTGGTGGTTCCACCTTGGTTGATGACGGCGTTGTTGACAACTGATGCCGTTGGAAGTGCAGAGATTTTTACGTCAGCCATATAATTAACGGTTAAACAGAAGCACTTGGAGCACTCGGCCAAACCACAGAGTCTCTAGGGTCTACGATTGTTGATGGGAAATCACGGAGAGCTTGTCGATATGCCGCCCATTCAGCCTTTTTTGCAGATGGAGCATCTGGAATTTGAGTCCAGTCAGATTCCGACAAAAGCTGATTGCGCTGATTTCTAATCTCCTGCATTGCTCCAATTTTTTCAAGCTCGATGTCTTTGATTGTTTTTGGAACCACATTAGACACCCGGACATAACCATTTTCAATGAATGGTTTACACGACTCAAGTTTGTGAGTCTGCATGTTGTAGGGAATGTCCGTTTTGACAATCATAAATCCTCTGGCATCAAGTTGTTCCTGAAGTGGAGGAGAACAAAAACTGCCGTATTCGGCAGAGTCTTTACAAGAAACAACAGATCCGTTTTTAATTTCAGCTAGTAGCATATTATTGATTTGGGAAAGGCCCGCTTGGTGTGAAATCTGTAGTGTATCTACAGACATTTGAAACCCTAATTTCGTCTATATTTCCATCAAATTGATAATCTAGCGGTGTACCGCTTTCGTTTCCAATTAATAAATTATTCAAAAGACTTGGGTAATTAAAATTAGTTGTTTGAGTTGCAGAAGCAGACATTACTCCGTTTATCCATATTTTAAGCAAAAATCCAGTCTGCCTTGTGACTGCAATATGAGTCCATTGCAAGTTTTGAATTGTCGCAGATGTAGTAAGTGAAACCAAACCAGAAATGCTTCCAATATTAAATTGAATTGTATCATTTGCTAACAAAAGCAAACTAACGCCAGTAGAACTAGTGTCTCCATATAAATGCTGCAAGGCTCCAGATGTTAATTTTCTAACCCACATTTCAATTGTAAACTCTTCCCCCAAAGAATACATACTACCAAATGAAGAAGAAGCATACCTATTTGATAATGCGAGAAAGTTTCTTGTAGAAGACCTTGAAAACTTCAAACTTCCACTTCCAAATAATTTTTGTGTAGTGTCTACAACCGGAAGATCACTTGCTGGAAACATAAAATTTGCCAGCCTTGCTGAATCATATATACCAGCATTGTTAAACCGAAGTAGCAATACGGTATTTGGAATTGCTTCCAATGGAGCAGTTGGTGGTGAAAAATCTGAGGTGTAAACTGCTGTTCCTTTTACTATTCTAAAATCTGAAATAGATGCTAACGCAGATGGAATAATAGTTGGCTGCACTCGTATATAATCGGCTGTACTTGCAGCAGAGGATAATAATTTTCCGTTTACATACAAATTTACAACAGAGTTAGATCTTACAAACGCAACGTGGTGCCACGAATAAGCAGAAGCAACCGATTTCACATCTGCTGTTGCGCTACCTAAGCCATAAATTATTGCGGTTGAACCGCAGGAGAAATTAATTCTAGGGCCGCCTGTTGATTCCCATGATAATAAATCGTAATTTGCTACACTAATACTATTTGGAAGATGCCAAAACTCTATAGTAAAATCTCCTGTTCCTAATGCAAAATTTCCATTTGGATTTACAATCAAAGATGGGCCACTATATGATCCTCCGTGACGAATTGGACTATACGGCTCAAGTGGAGCAAATGGATTAAATTGAGACATCCTTCCTCTTTGTGGAGAAGTCCCAGATATAGTAATAGAATTTAAACTATTATCTTTTACAGTAAAATTTTGAAGCGTTAAAAGACTTACGTTTGTTGAAATTGGAGAAACAACATTGCCGGATGCATTTCCATTTGTAGAAATTGTTAATGGGATAGTGCTCGGCGTAAATGTTCCCGTGTACAAAACTTGCCCTTTTGTTACCCTTAAATTTGAAAGATAACTATAACCGCCTGCGGCAACGGCGTTAACTGTAGAATTTCCAATTTTTAAAATTTGGTCAGTATAATTTGTTGCTCCAGCAGCAAGCGTAACTGAAAGTATGCCATTAATGTAAACTATGAAGTTTGCGCCATTTTTGACAATCGCAACATGATCCCATCTTCCTCGTCGAAGTTGGCCTATAACTGTTATTCCAGTTCCAGATGGAAGTCCGTAACTTAAAAGTTGACTTGCGGAATTAACAGCTAACGCAAACTGTGTTGTTGTCGTATCTGTGCTTCTAAAATCTAAAATTGTAGGAAATGCAGTAGTTGGTGAGCCTCCAGATAATGAATTAATCCAAAACTCTACGGTAAAATCTCCTGTTCCAAATAAAAATCCAGCACTTGAAGAAAAGGCAAAAGCATTAGTTGTTGATCCAATTAAAAGTGCAGACCAAGAACCAGTTGAATATCCATTTGAATACGGAGAAACAGAACTTTGGCCGGAAGTTCCTATTGATGATTTAACTACTGAATTTCCATAAATACTACTGTCCAATACAACATCATTTTTTGTACTTGTCCCAAATTGATTTGCGTGCAGTAAAATGGTTGTACTGGAAAAGTGTGGGTCAACTTCACCTGTGGCTCCTGAAAGCCTGTAAGCCCTAGCTGATACAGGCGAAAGTGTGTTAAGTATTGGCATTATGCAAATTTAGTTAAAGATCCAATTACAATATATGTATTTTCGGCTGTCTTAATTGCTGTAATTGTCCAAGCGTCAATTGAGTTTGAACTCGGCGTTGGAATAGACCCTGTTCCATTTTGCCATTTTACTGACTGGGTAACACCATCAATTGTAAGAGCAGACAATGGTGCCGCAAATGATCCGTTGGTGTTTAAAAATGTAACCGTAACAGATTGTCCAGTTGACACTACATTATTAAATGTCTCTAGAGAACTTGCTCTGATATTTAACGTAAATGCAGCAGTAGAACTTGCCGTGTAAAAAAGTGTTGGCTGGGTAAGAATGTCAAGGTTAATTACGCCAGCGGCAGCCGTAGCTACTAAGCTTGTGATTTCTTTTAAGTACCCAACAGTAGTGGGAATTGACGTAATTGGAGCAATTGATGCTGAAGTAATTCTTCCACTTAAATCAATCGACAACACAGGAATGGCAGCACTAGATCCGTAAGTTGAAGCAACAACTCCACTATTAGGAAGCCTTGATGCACTTAACAGTCCAGACGTAATATTTGATGCGTTTGTAGTGTCGGTAGTGGCAGATGGAGCAAGTCCGCTAATTTGTGAAGTAGTAATACCGGGAGATACCTGAGATGCGGAAATGCCAGTAACTTGAGCGGATGTAAGTCCTGCCAATACTTGGCTGGCTCCAATTGAAATTACCTGCTGCGTTGCTCCGGTAATTACGCCATTAGCATTTACTGCAAGCACGCCAACGCTACCCGATGCGCCATATGTTCCAGCCGTAACTCCAGTTGGAGAAAGGGCAGCAATTGCCTGAGTTTCAAGAGCCGTGATTCGGCCATATGTGTCTACAGTAATAACTGCAGATTGAGTGCTAGATCCTGCTGTAAGCGCCGGAACTCCAGTTGTGGCAAGGTCGATCTGTAGTGCGCCAGAATAAATAACAGGGCTGCTAGAAACCGCAAGTGTGTTAGACGTTGCACCTACGGCTACAACTGTTCCTCCAGCAGACCCCGAAATACCGATTTCTGTTGCGCTCGTAATTCTTCCTTTAGAATCAACCGTAAACTGCCCCACGCTTACCGAAGATCCAAATGTTCCAGCACTAACTCCGCTAGTTGCAAGCAGGTTAGGATTAAGCGTACCAGTAGTTAAATCACTTGCATTGTTTCCGGGCAATGGAGCGGCTGTAGCCGCAGAAATAATCCGTCCTTTCGCGTCAATTGTAAGGACTGGAATTTGAGTTGAGCTTCCGTATGTCCCGCCAGACGCACCGCTATTTGCAAGTCTAGTTGGGCTTAGTGTGCCACTTGTAATGTTGTCTGCATTGACAAAAATTTGCTCTGTAGAAATTGAAGCTACTCGCCCCTTTGCGTCTACAGTAAGAACTGGAATTGCCGAACTCGATCCGTAAGTTCCAGCCGTTCCAAGCGCAGTAAGCTCTGGATTAGGATACGTTCCAGTCAAATCTCCGCCTGCACTTCCACTAGGGGTGCGGCTGTCTGAAAGACGAGCGTCATTGCCTTGGCAGGCATTTCCTGCGCCTGTACCCAACTGAACAATCCCCTGTTGAGAGGTTGATGCTACTGGCAGCAAGTTGCTAACAACTGTTCCAGCGGTGGCTTTTTTAGTTATACCTCCCTGAACAATGGGAACCAAGTCAACAGAGTTAACTGTTGGTGCTGCTGGAAGATCGGAAATGCGTGTGCTCATGTTAGCCTATATTTAAACGGTCGCTGGATTCGGTATTAAGGAAATCGCCAAGTTCAGTCAGAATGCGATCTGTCGTAACTGGCGGAGTTGATGTTGCCTTTTTTTTGAAGTTAAAGGTAAGTGTAGATCCAGACACTTGCACTCTGGCAAAATTCTTATTAAAAGGCAAAGCAGGATTTGGATTCCTTTTGCGAATAAACTTGGTGATCATGCTAGTAAGTGTAGACCATGTTCATCTTCTGTGTCTGACCTTGCTGTCTAATTAACACATCAATCTGCTGCTGTATAGCAGCCTCTGCAAGCTGTTCGCACACGACTGCTTCTTCAGCCCGGCCTTCAGACCGCAAAAAGTCAGATGCCGCGCCATTAATCAAGTAGTCCCTAAACCTGTTTGGAATACTGTATTTCTGCCAAACGGTAAGTCCGTACTCAGTTGGAGTTCGAGGAGTTGAAGTCCCGGCAGGGAATGTGGAGCCATTAGACAGGCTCATCCTCCAGAAGTCTCCAGAAGACCCGTATGCAAAGTTTGTAGGGTTATACGCACCGTTTTGCTGCTCCCAATCAAAGTAGATTTGAGAATTGTACCTGTACACCTCAGAAACAGAGTACCCTTTGCCAGTAAGCTCAAAACTCTTAAGCCGATACCTCAAGTACTTCCTTTCGGAATTTTTAAACCTAACATAAGAAAACTCCGTGTTGTTCGGGCCGCTGTAGGTCTGCGTGGGATAGTTGATTATCAATGGAATAACTGAATTATCTTCCACCAAAAAATCTTCCTGAATAGCTCGCGTTGATCTTCTGACGTCCGTGTTGTAGGCATCGATCACATGAAGCCCGTCATCTGGAACTTGCACCATGTACTGCGGGTTGTCCATGAACACAACCTTCATGGTTGTTAGGTCATTTACACCGCGATAGGTGTATGGAGAAACCGTAAACGGAAAGTCAATTCGTATAGTGATTGCACTTATAAACTCGCCAATTTCATCCCTTAGCGTTTCGTAAGTAAAGTTATACTGCTTGTCTGCAAGGCTTACTTTCTCGCCATCGGCATTCGTAAGGTACAATGCGTTTAAAAACTTAACGTAAGTTTGGTCGATTGTATCTTTTGCAAACGCATCAGAAGAAAAGTCTTCCAAGTATATTCTTGGAAAATACAAGTCCAACTCCATCCTAAGCGGAGTAGTTTCAGAAGTAATGACAATATCAACTAATGACTCCGTAGAAAGAGGAGAATCTGATTCTGTTGCCAAGAAATCATCTGGTATCTCAAACAAAGATATTGGACTGCCCGGATGCGTGTCAAAGTACCTGTCTATGTCAGGCCACTCCTCGCGATCCCAGATGGTGTTGATGCGCTTACTGGTAAAATCACGAATTGCGTAGAAACTTTTGTCATTCAGCGTTGCGCGATCCAGTCCAACAAGTTGGCAAACCCCAGACAAAATGCTGCTGAATGGAACGGTCTTCATTTATAGACAGTACGAGATCTGAAACTGGCAGACGGAACCCAGCCTACACTAATCTCTTTCGTGCCGCCAGAGTTTACTTTGCATTGAGGGTTATCGCGCCAAAATTCTTTTAAGAACTTTGGATCATCCCAACATTGATAACCAAGCTTGTGTCCCCAGAAGTGATAAGCATCGCCGGGAATGCTGCCCATCTTTTGCCCTAGTCCTTCAATGGATTTGTGGCGCATCTGCGTGAACTTGGCAGCCTGCTTGGCCTGCACTTCAGCACGCACTCGTCTCATTTGCCATCCACGCCGAAACTCGGCTTCCATTGCAGTAGCTAGGCTAGGGTCAATGTTGATCATAAAAGTGTGCCGTCTCTCCGGCTGTCACGCCACTTCCGGTGTGCGTTCACCACAGCGATTCATGGCCGCTGCCGACACCTGTCTCTCCAGCTAGTCACACCACTAACTCAACTAGCTTTCGCTTAATCAAGCCTTAGCGGCATGGAGCCACTAGCAGGTGTCGCAAAAAGTGACCCGTCGGTTTGAGGATGCTTTTGCACTAGCCTTGACAGGTCTATAATCTCTGTCTCTCCAGAGTGTCACACCACTTCTAGAAACGCTTTCGCGTCGGGGTAGGTGTCACCGATCAAGCCTACGAGCTGAAGTCAAACTTGCCAAGACCCAATGGGTTTCCGACAACAAGACCGCAAACCGCTTCAACGAGGCGAGCAGCACCTGCGCCGAAGTCAGGCAATGCCTGTACAGCAGCGACATTTCCACCGTAACGGACTTCGATCAAGTCCATGTTCAGCACAAGGCCTTTGTACGGAGTAACTGTCCATGCACCGCCAGTAATAGTCCCGAGAAACACCGTGGGGTGTAATTTTACGGTGCCAAAGTCACCTTGAAAGACATCGACCGACTGGATGTAAGCTTCTGCAGAAGCATCACGCTGAAAGGTTTGCACCTTAGTTGCACCAGCGGCAGTTTCCGTAGTGGTCGTAAGTGCAGTCGTCCCGAGGAGACCCGTGAACGCACGCTTCAGATCCGTGCCAACAATCGCATCATAAGAGCGATACTGGCCAGTCTGGTTATAGATGCTCTTGAGCAGCCCCTGCACGGCAACGTCCGTCATTGCGCTGGATGCGCCAGTCAGGATCGAATCCGTAGGAGTGCGGAAGATGGCAGGAATGTCGCCGGGGGTTGGCGTTCCAGTTCCAGTCGTGCTGATCCAAGTCTGAATCCCTGCCGTGAGGTAAGGAACAGTCCCGTTGTCCTGCTGTGCAGTCTGGTTCGAGCAGAGAGTCGTCTCAATCGAACGCTTGCATTGCAGGATGGATTTGCTGACGTTGTATGCCAGTTCATCACGGACACCTGCCACTTGGGCAATGTCGGTAGACAACTTAGACACACGGACAGGATCCATACGGAAGACCTGCGCGTAGTTCGCAAGTTCCGCACGATAGCCCACATCCCAGTTGACATACTGGTTTGATGTCACATCGGTGCCGTCAACAGTACCACCAACTTTAGGTGCAGGATTGCTGTCTGCCTGCCAGCGGAAATACATATTTCCGGGCTTACTGCCCTTACGGGCCATAGACGTAAAAGGCGTGTCTTTTGCGTCAACCATGCTGATCATGTCAGCCAAGTCTTCGCGTTTACCACGGCCACTAAGATTCGGTTCAGTAAGAATTGCCATAAACTAAATAAGGTTTGAGTTGTTAAGGACTAAACTAAGTCCATTGCTTTAATGAGGTCTTCAACTCCGCGTATCGAAGAATCCTTCGCAAAGGATTGCTTGGCTTTCTGAAGATCCGTTTTAGACACCGTCACCGGGGCAGCTTTAACCGCAGGTTGCGCTGGGGCGCGTTTGATTGGCGCTGCTGTCTTTTTTGCCGATTGCTTGGCAGCCATTGCTTCGGCTCCAAGTGCAAATATCCCAGCAAGCCACTCAAAATCTGGCCTACGTTTAATTTCTGGGAAGTCTTTTAAGACCTGCTGCACAACTTGATACTTTTCGCTTTTTGGATCTGCCAAAAATGGCATTTCCTTAATTGCGTTAGCTCTAGCTTGTGCATGGTGCTGAATATATTCAGCCCGTGCAGGTAATTCGACTTCTTTTCGCGTGATTGCCAAGTGCTTTATGTTGCGAACTTCAACATCGTTAAGCTCATGCTCAACGCCATCTGATGTCTTTAAAGTGCCACCATTTGGATGATTTTCGCACCACAAGATCATATCCACCGCATTCTTGTGTTCCTTCCTGATTTGTTCAATCGAGGTTAGACGCTGGACTGCATCGGAAACGTCTACTCTAGGTTCAGGAGCGTAAGACTTTGCAGTCTCAAGTTCCTGCTGTAGTTTAGACAACTCGGCCTTCTGCGCTTCCAGTTCTGCTTGGGCCGCCTTCTTCGCCGCAACTAATTTGTTGATACGCTTCTGGACACCCTTGCTTAACGGACTTTCTTCAACTTCGCTTTCTTCTTCGGCGGGTTGATCGGCTTCTTCTTCAGCTTCCACTTCCGAGTCCACAATTGGCTCCTCAGTCTCCGCTTCAGGTTCAGCCTGCTGCTCCTCTTTGGCTGGAGCCGCCCCTTCCTCGTCAAGGAAATTTGATTTAATGAAATCAGTTAAACTGTCTCCATCAATCGCTCCGAGGTTATTTGCAACGGGGATATTTGCTGCCTCCTGAGTCCCGGCCTCAGGCTGTGAGTTAGTCTTTATCATGCTAATAGGTAGCAAGTCCTTATTTAATCATCACAGTAACGCTGTGAAGTCCGTTAGTGGCGTTATGCCAAATCTTCGTCAGGAGTCAAGCCATTTAATTGTCTAGCCTCCTGTCTGATGTTTATCAAAGACGATATAACGTAATTAACCGCATCAGCTTGTCCGCAGAGATGTATTCTATCTTCTCCTTTGACTGATTGCGAGATAGCCTGAAGCGTTAATGCTGTCTGAATTTCATTTAGGTGCTTTACAATCTCACTCCAGACAAGGTTTTTGCCTGCAAATCCAAAGGCTTGTTTTTGGTTTTCTGTCATCGTTCTGGCTGTGGAACTATTGATTTATAGTAATCAATTAACGAGGGATTTAGCATTCTGCCTGCGCCAACAGCAGGATCTGCATCTCTGGTTAAATAGTAGTCAATAAGAAATCTTTCCTTCGGATCCATGTATCTTTTTGTTGGGGGAACGTAAGTATCTCTCCCGTCTGGGCCAACAAGCCATTGCCCTCCAACATTTAAAGTTCCATCCTTGTTTATTGAGTTGTGATACACGGACTCGTTGCTAAATCCGGGGTGATTTGGCTTCTTCCACTTGTCTGTAAAATGACTTTCGTCTGCGGCATCTTTTACGGGAATAAACCTGCCTTCTTCCTTCCAGTATCCACGAAGATCGTAGTCTTCTTCATTACCTCTATCTCCAAGTGCTTTTTTGTACGCTTGATACTGCCTTTCCTCTTTCCCTGAAAGAGGCGTATCGAAGTTTTTTGGAGGATTAAAATTGTAGTTCAACTCAGGCATATAACTACTGTTGTTGCGCTACTGGAGTTACACCAATTCGGCCAATCTGCGCATTTTGCTGTTGCATCACAGACATCTGCAGACTCTTAACGTAGTTCTCAAACAACGCCTTGAAGTTTTCGTCCTGTTCAAGAGCTTGTTGGGCCTTCGGGTTAGCCTGAATAATCTGCTGCGCGTACTGAAGTTTTGTCTGCGCAGTAGGATCGTTTTCCTGATACAGCGCCTCATTGCCAAGCAGCATGTTGCCAATGTCTGATTGGACATCCTTGAACATCTGACGACCTGCATCCTGTGGGTTGAGAATAAGCTCTTGTGCCATTTCTGGTGCTACAGCCTGAATCATCATTGCTGTGAGCTTGTTGCGGTTTAGCACCCCGCCAGTATCCATCTGCGCAATCTTCGTAAGAAAGTCGATCTTTTGAGCGATATACTCCTTGTCTAAATCCATCACATCAAATTTGACCGTAAGATCAAACTCGTTGTGGATTTCAGACAAGCTCTGAGGCAACTGTCCACCTGTAATGCGCTGAATCTCTTCAGGACTCATGTACTGGCAGCAAAGCGCAAACATCTGCCGATAAATGCTTCTCCAAGTTAGCAGCCAAGTGTTTACGAGTGCCTGCTGAGTAAGTTGGGTTTTTTGAGGAGCAACAAACGGGTTAACCGTGCCAAAATATGCGGCGTGACTGGATTCGACTCGTTTAATCAGCTCAAAAGCCACATTCGGCTCGCGAGCAGGCGGATCCATGAACGTGTAGTCCGTTGGATTTACAACTGGCAAAGATACGCCCGGCCCAACTTTGTTGATTGCTCCAATTCTCTTAACGACCTTGATGGGTGGAAGGGTTGAGAAGGCAGTATGATCTCGGATGGAGTCGTGCTGTGCCTTAATCTCGTCCTGATCCGTGTGAGCAAGTTCAGGGACACCACGGCAATCAGTAATGGCGCGACGAATGCACTCGCGACGAAACTCCACAAACGGATACTCTCCGTGAGCGTAATCCAACCTCTCATGAATCGCATATGAGATCCTTTCCTTGCGATGATCAACTGCCGCTTGCGGACAGATGACGGTGTAATAGATGCACGGAGCCTTGCCATCCAGACTCTTGGTATAGCAGTAAACCACCTCGATCATGTTCTGGTAGTTCAGGCCGTTATAGACCAGCATCTCCGTACTTGGCAGGATATTCGTGTTGTACACGGTGCTGCTCTTACCTGCCATTTGGACTGCAAGTTCCACCCAATCTTTGTTCCAGCCTTCGGTAGTAATCTTTTCGCGAATCTCGACTTCAGACATCCAAGTCCGGCGAAAAATCACGCGAGAACGCTGCAGATCTGCGGCTTCAGGCGGAAAAAGGATTTCGTCCCAAGGCTTGAGCGCAATGATTTCCGGCAAATTTTTGCTGACATATTCCTCGTCGCGGGTTGTTACGCCAGTTTCAGCCAACTCTCTAACCATCCGAGTCGCTTCTGCAGTCGTAATCCCCGGCACAGCAGCAACAATAATTGCGGCAGCCTCCGGGCTTTGACGCATAATCAACTCAGGCAACTGCATCAAAGACGGGCTGCCACTCTGTTGAGCAATGGCAATTACCTCCTGCATGGTAAATGGCTGCTCACGTTTGCTGATGTTCTGTCTCCAGCCAATAAAGAAAGCCGTCCAACCGTACTGAAAAGCGTACTGTGCGCCCAATTCAGCTTCCCTACGAAGCTCCAGCGGCATTTTGGAGTCTCGAATCCAGCGAAGCAAAGTAGTTGCAATTCCACTTATTGAAGTGTCGTTGAGTTCAACCCCGTTGGCCCGAATGTTTGAGCGTTCAAAAGCTGTAACTAGAAGTGAAGACAACTCGTTACAGGTTGAGTCAATCAACCGATTGCGGACATCACTAGCACCTTCAAACGGCCAAGCTGGATCACCTTCGTTACGGAGATTACTATGCTTTTTCCCGTCATCACTCTGTCCAGCCCAGCGTGCAAAGCGGATATCGTCAAACTTGGTGGTCAAGTTCCCCTGAGTGGAGTTGACCATTGCGCGTCCATACTCACTTAGCAAATCCCCCACATCAGGGACATTCGTCGCAATAGCCAGAGGATCAGAAGAAGCTGAATACATAGATAAAAGAAGTTCAATAGGAACCGCATCTTGAGAACTCTCTCATCTGCTTCTCCCATTGTTCGCCGCCGTAGTGCTTAGGTTGCATGACAACTAGATACCCCAAAGCATCAACAGGATCTTTGCTGGCACCTTTCTGTCCGTCAGCCCCAGTCCATTCCCTTAAACTATAAATAAGGTTTTGACAAGACGTATGAACCATTAGTTTTGGATGATTTTTGCCAACTTCTATTGGATGATCTCTGTCAAAACACAATAAGTCGTTGATAATTAACACCCTTTCCTCAACGGTAACAGCAGCAGCAGGTTGAAAATAGACAGGATTGGTAGCGTCAGCAATAAGATCTAGCAGAGTAATGCCGCCTTCTTTGCTGGTCACTTCTGAACCTGCGCTACGAGGGTCAATGTAACGCTCGGCAATGTCTTCTGTCTTGTCTTTGTGTGTCTCAAGCTGCCAGATCAGGTCTGTATACTCGTTGATCCCCTTTCCTGCTCCGCTACGCTGGGCGGGGCCGGGCTTTCCGTCGGGTCTGTCTGAAGGCAGCGCCCATTCTCCATAACTTGCGTCGGGCCACTCACGGTAGATCCAGATAATCCCATGTTGATCTACCCTGCACCAAAGCATAAACCAGTTACGGGCACCTGCCGGATCTGCAACCATGTAGTTGGTACCTTGGGGCGCGGCAGTCAGGACGTTGTCTGAAAAGATATTCTGGTCACCAAACATTGGAAACTGACTGCCTGCTGTCTGATCGGCCCAGCCATACGCACGAATCTTGATTTCATGGGTACTGCGCCCCTTGAGTTCCTGTTTATGCCGCTCCCAGTTGTTGTAAGGATTCAGCTTGGAATGAAACCAGATACACCCATGCTTGCCGTAGACACTCTCAGCCCTGTACGGCATGTGTCCTTTCGGCACGGTAATGACGTTGTTTTCCGGCAAAAGCTCAGATTCCTTATACTCGGTTATTTTTGCCGTAGTAATAAACTCTTTAACAACCTGAGTATATCCCTGAACTGGAGTAAACGTAACTATCAACTTTCCATTCCTAGTAATCAAGCGGTAGCGAAGCGTGTTTAGCCAATCCTGCGGAACCAACTCATCGCACCAGACAATGTCTACTTCGCCACCTTCAATAACCTTAATGTCCTGCTGATAGTTCAGAAACCAAATCTGGTTCTTTTGGTAGACAGCCGTGTTGTCTGAAAAGCCGTTCTTCTGTGTCCATGCCACCTGTGTCTGATGACTACGCTTGGCTTCCTTTAGTTCTCTAGGCAGGTACTTGTGGAAGACATTTTGCTGCATCGCAATGCTGGTCATATTATTGGTGTGAAAACACCAGATATTCAGCCCTCTTTTAGACCCACGTTCCTTGATCCACTCTGGCATCGTCCCATTCAGATCCATCCCAACAAAGGCCTGTACGCACCGTTTGGCAGCCCACTCGGTCTTGCCTGCCCTGTTTCCGCCAAGCACGACCAACTCGTTAAACTTGGACATCATAGCATCTGCATCCGGCCAATGCGCCAGCTCTGAACCGTACCTGTAGGGATCTTCCTGCTCTGCTCTGATGCGCTGCTCCCTAGTCAGGAACATCCGCATGACTTCCTCCACGCCAACATTGGCAATCATCCTCTTGCGCTGCTCCTCGTTCGGGCAGGGAAAAATCGGATGATCCTGCATCGGAAACTTCAGAATCTTGGCAATCAACTTTTCTTGTGAAATTGTATCCGTTTCTATTGACATTTGAGTAGAAATTACTAGATTTGGCTCACAGGTCAATAGCCTGCGTGTACCCTCTGCTCAACCTGAAACACGGAAGCACAGGCGACTAAATGGTTCCAACTATGCCTCTTGAGTTGGATTAAACATCTGCTTCGGCCCAAAGTTGCAGAGTGCTGACAGTCACGGCTACGAGAATGCCAAAAGCTTCCTGAACGGGTAGCCATTGCTTCTGACTGTAATTGCGAAACGAGCGACGACACTTATACGGATCGTTAACCTCTTTTTTGTATAGTACTCCCCCAAGATAGGCAGTAATGCTGAGTCTTGGGGGTACTATGCTCACTCACAACTTCTCCTTGCCGGATTGTTAATCTCTGGCTAGGTAGGCCAGACTACGATAGTAGGCCTGAGATACCAGAGATAAGGAAGAATAAGTAGCTAAAGAAGAGTAAATAAACAAAAAAGAAAAACGAGGCTGTCCTTTTTACGCTCGGCCTATCACCAGCGTTTCTCCGTTCACCAAGATAGTCTGACCCAGCTTTATCAAGCTGCCGCGTCCACCGACAAACACTCGTCCACCGTCCGTCTCCACAATTCTAGGATTCGGATACTTCCTCGTTACCTTACACTTCCTTAGTGTATCAATCTGCTTCTGTGTAGCCACCATATCGGCAGGTTCACCAATATGGTCTATCATCGGCTGGCTGACCTCTCCCAATATATCCTCGCGAAACACGACCCTCGTTCCGTACCGAATCGCTCGCCTGACATAATCCTCGTTCTCCTTATAATTCGCCAAACTGTACGCCTCGCCATCCCGTTCCTTCACCGTTTTCTCCATCACAGTAAACTTCACCTTGGACTGTTTCATAAATTAGTTCGTACACGAAGTATATTCCTACGGGTGAACCAGCGCCCAATCTCTCACAGAGAAACTGGCCTGATCTTGCCAAGATTCACCTGTACACCCCTGCACAAGCTATCCAGACAATCCAAGGGGCAATAGCGCCCACGCCGTTTTTCTACCATACCCAAAACGACGCTAACATAGGCCACTATCCGCGCAAGTAAAAAGCCTGCCACACGGTTAAATGTAGCAGGCTTATCCCAGCCAACGTGCGTACTGCCTCTTACCGCATACACAGCCAGCCAACAGGGCACATCATGGCACAACACGAACGATGGCACAAGGATAAGATTGGCGTAATAGGGCAAAAATTTTCCAGATGGGGGTATGCATTGACGGCGGCGAAGAAAAAAAATCCCGAACCCCCTCCCCCCCCTGCACCCTCGGACATGTCTTGTCTGATCGTCAGACAGACCGTCAGACATTCGGTGTCTCACCGTGCACGGCAGGCTGGCATGATGCACGCGCTGGCAAGGGGCGGCGGGCGAGGCTGACTGTCTAGACACGGCGCAGACACGGCGCGCTTGCGGGGAGCGGGGAGCGTCTATCGGGATGCATTCTCTCCCTTTGGCTCGCCTTGCCAGCGCACGCTCGCTCCGGGACAAACGCAAGCCAGCCTATCAATCTTAGCCTCGCCTAACTTTCCTAGCCTAGCCAGCGCGCCAGCCAGCACGCTTGCGTTGCCTTGCATGATGCCAGCGCACGCAAAAAAGAGGCCTTGCAACATGTTGAAGCTAGGCCACTTACAAGCCGTGTTCGTATACGGTCGTT